TGTTCGCCATCGCCGTGTCCATCGCTCCGATCACCCCGGCCAGCACCGTGCCCACCCGGCTGACGTCCTTCGCCGCGATTTCCGGCATGGTGATCTTGAAGTTCGGGGTGGCCCCACGGAACAGTGACCGATTGGCCCCCACGGACTGTTCGATGGTGAACCGAACGATGAGCGCCAGAAAGTCCCGGAATTCTTTCTGCTTCCTGGCCGGCGTCTTCATCAGGACGTCATTCTGCCCTTCGATGGTGGCCCGGTTGCTGTCGATTTCCCCCAGGTAGGACAGCGGGAAACCGTAGCTGCCCGCGATGTGTGTTCGCAGCATCCGCCCGGCTTCGCTCCGGTCGCTGGCGTGAAGGTTCGGCGTCCTGGCTTCCAGCTTTTCCTTCGTGTTGTGGGCAAACACGCTGCCCGGCCGTGGGTTCGGTAGGGCCGCCGCCTTCGCCGCGATCACCGCCGGGTCCGCCGAATCGATTTCGTAATCCCACACGAACGCTGACAGCAGGTGCAGCCGTTCGACTTCCGAGAACAGATATTGATCGTACAGGTCCAGCCAGTCCGCCAGGGGCAGCAGGTCTGAACGGCCACGGCTGCTGTTCGGCAGCTTGTTGATCGCGTAGTAGAAACATTCCCCTTCCAGCTGGCCGTACTGGTTTTCCTGGATCACCCTCAGCCGCTGCCCCTCGGTCACCCCGCCTTCGCCGCGAAGGACAATCGTCTGCGGCACCAGCGAATTCATCGGGTCCGTTTCTACCCGTAGCACCTGCATCGGATCGATGAATCCGATGATCGGCCGCCCCGTCACCGGGTTCGGCTTCATCGGCAGAATCAGTTCCCCGTTCAAGGCCAGGGCATTGTGGAATTCTGGTAGCCTCGCCGTCAGCTGGTTCACGCGATGGTTCCAGGTCTGCATCAGCACGTCCTGGATCCGTTCGTCTTCGGCTTCGATGCCGATCCCGTCCCCCATGATCAGATCGGTCATCAGGGTGATCAGCCGCTTGGCCAGGGGGTTCGACTCCCACAGATACCAGGCGATCTGCAGCATTCGGTCCTGCTGCATCGGGGCCAGATCACGAACCTTTGCCGTCTTCCCGCTGCCGGTCAGCCGTCTGTACTGCCCTTCGTCTGGGTCCAGCAGCAGGCTGCCCGGTGCGATCAGGGCTTCCTTTCGGTCAGCCACGGCTGCCGCCACCGCCGCCCGCCGGCCGTCCAGCGTGGCTACTGCAGCCGTGTCCGCCAGCGTCAGCCGGCCTGGCAGCCTGGGCCACCCGTTCAGGTTCAGGCCCAGGCCCCGCTGAAATTCAGCCCACAGCCCCATCTAATCGGTCCCTTCGTCTTCGGGCAGGCTTCGCCCCGTCGTTTCGGCGTTCTGTAGGTCTTCGACGCTTGCCGGTTCAGTTTCGGGCCTTCGCCACCGTTGCCGCCGAACCGCTGGGGCTTCGTTCTTCGCCCCAGTTCCCGATGCTTCGGGTTCTTCCTGCGGTATTCCTGTCGGCACCTGCCCGCGCCGCCTGGCCAGCGTCTGGTGCAGCCTGGACAGATGGCTGGTGCTCAGGTTCGCCGCGCCGGCCTGATGGTGCATCGTGCCCTGGGGTTCAGGCTTACTGGCTGCCCGGTAGGCCAGGGCCGCCGCCGATATCGTGTCCGGTAGGTGATGGGTTCCAGTCCCGTCCTTCGAACCCTTATAGATGTCGTCCCGTGTCGCGAACTTGTGTTCTGAGTAGGCCGCCTGTAGCGCCTTCGCTTCTTCGCTGGTGTCTTCCGTCTCGGTCTTCGGCCAGATCAGTTCGCCCTTTTCCACGGCCGCGATGTACTCGGACAGCAGATCCTGCCGGTCACGGCCCACCATGTTGAACGCTTCGGAATCGTGCTTCAGTAGATCGTGCACTACCTGGCCCAGCCCGGTGTTGTCGTGGATGCTGGTGCCCCCGTAGTCCGCGATCCGATGGTCCAGGTAGCCGGCCATGTTCGGCCACGGTTCCTTGTTCACCCGCTTGATGGCCACCACCTGCATCGGGCGGACGTCCCGCCTGATGGTCACCACCACGGTGTGGTTCTTCTTCTTCGCCCAGTCCGCCCCGGTGCTGTACTTGCCACCGTCCACCGGGGCTTCCAGGCCCAGGTCCGGCACGAAGGCCGCTTCTACCTTTTCCGTGTCAAACGCCCGGCCTTCGGACGTGGGTTCCTGCAGTTCAATTTCCGTGTCCCACATCGCCTGGGTCAGCGTGGCCTGCTTTCGTGCCACTTCCGCCAGGCTCAGCCACCCGTGGGGTTCCAGGTTTTCGCGATAGCACCACTCGAAGACAGGCCAGCCCTTCGCGCCGGCACGCTTCAGGATTTCGGCCATCGTGCCGTCCGCGTACTGGTGGGTGGACGACAGCACAATCTGGGACAGCACCCAGCCCTTTGACATCGGCTGGCCCAGGGCCGAGTCCAGGATCGCCACGTCCATTTCGTCCACTTCGTCCATTCGCAGCCGCTGCGGGTGTGGGCCACGGACGGACGCCTGGCTGGCCATCAGGGCCACGATCCGGTTGCCCCACTTCAGCCGCTGTTTCTGGCCGCCTGGTTCCGACATCAGCACGTGTTTCGGTGCCGTGTCGATCTCCCACAGCTTCGCCATCGATTCCAGAACGCGCTTCGACTGCTCACCCGAACCGCCCAGCACGTTCACGTCCGCGTGCAGCAGGGTGGCTTCCGTCAGCCCCAGCAGGGACAGCGTGAAGGACTTGCCTCCGAACCCACGGCTGGCCTTCCAGACGCTGATCGGGCTGACTGCGAAGAACGCATGATGGAACGCTTCGTGTGGGGTTCGGTGCCCTTCACAGCAGCGTTTGTTCGGTAGGACTACCCCGAAATAATCCCGCAGGTACTTGTCCAGGGCATCGGAGTCCCCCAGTTCGCCAGGGGCACCCATCCGCACCACGGGCAGCTGTGGGCCGGCGTCTTCCTGCCGCTGTTCAGGTTCCTTTGGGTCCGGTGGTGCGATGGGCCACAGCAGGGACCGCCTGATGGTTTGTTCGAACGCCAGCACAGTGGTGGACCGTCACTTGTCCCTGGCCGTCACCTGGGCCTGGCCGATGATCTGCACGCGGGTCAGTGGGTCCAGCATCAGCTGCACGGTTCGCACTCCACTTGCAGCGTCCGCTTCGACCTTGACGCCGGCCACGCCGATGATCCGCCGACCGTCCACGAATACGCCGGCTTCGCCGTCTCTCAGCCCTTCGGCCCCGCCCAGGTGGATGATGATCGAAGACTCCCGGTCAGTCTTCGGCACGTGACCACACCTTGCGATAGATGGCCAGCACCACTTCCGGGTGTTCCTGAAGGTACTGAACGGCCTTTCCGTCCTGCACCACTACCAGGTTCCCTGGTCGCCACCATTCGATCACTTCACCGACTTCAGGTGATGGTTCGTCTTCGCGACGTCGCCACATCACCCGCGACTTCCGCAGCCACGCCATACAGTGGGCCACTGTCCAGGGATGCTGCCACATCGCCGGGTCCACCACCCGGTGGCTGTACACGTCGCCGTCCTTCGACAGCAGCAGCAGCACGTCCCCTTCTGCTGGCTGTTCCTTCACGCCGTCCGCCATCGCCGCCGCCTTCCGACTACTTATCTGTTCTCGCCGTATCGTTCGGTCCTGCCGCAGTCCTTCACCTTGCACTTCCGCACGTAGACGCCCCGGCGTTCATCCTTCGCCCAGTCGGTCCACTGGCATTCGTGCACCGGCCGGTTCTTCAGACGCTTGAACGGTTTTGCCATCGTGTCACCAGGTGAAGAACACCCGCGCCGTGGGGTTCTTCGCTTTGCCTTCCGCCACCGCCACCGATAGGTCCGCCGCCAGTAGCCAGCCCTGTGGAGTCACCCAGGCCCCGCCCAGGCCCACCCCGTCCTGGTCGAACACGCCGACCAGCACGCCGCGCCGTCCGGCCGGCACTGTCAGGTGATCGTTCCGGATCTTGTCGAACTGGGCCCGCAGGGAATCCCCCAGGCCCGTCCGAAGTTCGCCGCCTACCGCGCCCGGCTTTTGATCAGCCACCGGTACGCCACTTCCTGTAGGCCGAACTGGGCCACCACTTCCGCCGCGAACCGGCCCAGCCCGGCGTTCGTGATGCCCTGCACCACGTAGGTGCCGGCTTCGATGTCCAGCTTTCCCTTGATGCCAGCCGCCGCCAGCGCCGCCGCGATTCCGGCCGAGTACTTCAGCACCTTGCCGCTGTTCTCGTTCAGCCAGGGGAAATTCACGTTGCGCTTCAGGGCTTCCACCGCAATCGGAACCCCCACAGCGAAAAGGCCGTTACCCAGGACCAGGGTCAGCCCCTGGGCCAGCATGGGCCCCAGGATCGGTGCCAGGAACTGTGTCATCGTAGCCGTCTCCCTTCTAGGGCCGGGATAGTAACACAGCATTTGCCCTTTCGTATCAGGGCATTTCCCGCTGCTGCTTCAGCTGCCCGATCACCACTGCTAGTTCCTGGATCGCCGCGTCCGGTGACAGGTTCCGGTATGCATCCCACCGTTTCCCGGTCAGGACAGCCAGGGCTTCCTTCACCGACAGCCCGCCACGGCTGTGCAGCGTGTCCAGGTTCTGCCCGTGGTTCCGCTGGGCTATCGCGTTGAACGGCTCGATGATGGCCCACTCGATGGCCGGCCCGTCCATCAGCTTGAACATCCTGGGGCCCGCCGGCTTCGCTTCGGTCCGCCGCTCCATCCGCTTCAGGATGCCCCGGTGCAGTTCGTTCAGCATCCCAAGCGCCAGCTGGCTGCTGCCGTTCTGGATCAGGGCCTTGATCTGCACCAGGTGGGCTATCAGGCCGCAACGGTCAGTCACCTGGCAGCCGCCCCAGTTGTCACAGGCCACGCATGGCTGGGGCCCGCCTGGCAGGTTCAGCGGGGCCGGGTTCACGAATTCTGCCGCAGCGCCGCGCCGATTTCGCCCAGCGATTCCAGGATGTCTTCCGCCAGCCGCGCCCGGTCGCTTTCGTCTTCGTACCACACCGACAGGGACCGCAGCACCCGCCTGGCTTCTTCCGGGTCCAGCTGGTCCAGGTGTTCCATACAGGCTGTCATGGCCCGCCGCGCCTTCGTGCTGTCGTCGCTGCCTTGCTTCGTGGTTTCCATCGTCCCCTTCCTTCCTTCACCGATACCGCTGCAGCTGCTGCCTGGCTGGCAGGTACAGCGGGTGCGCCGGCTGGCTGAAGATCCCCACGGTCTTCAGACAGTACACCGGCTTCCCCGTGGACTTCAGCAAAGCCGTCACGCCGATGTCCCGCCCCCGGTGTGTCCCGTGCCCACCCCAGCCGGCCACGATCTGGTCCGCCCGCTGTGCCGCTTCCAGGATCATCCCGTCGTTGTCTTCACCCACTGGGTCCACCACGGACAGCATCCGCTTCGGATCGGTCGCCCGGAACGCGAACAGGTTGCAGACTTCCCAGGCCGTGAACCCCCAGCCGTGGCTGTAGTTCGCGCACCGCCGCAGCGTGGGGTCCAGCTGCTGTTCGTCCGCCGTGCTCGGGTTCAGCATCACCCACAGGATGGTTCGCTGTTGCCGGCCGTTCGACTGCAGCCAGGCCGGGCTTTCGCGCCGCCACAGCTGGTAACGATACTGGCCCGTGTCGTCGAACACGGCCCCGGCCAGGTCCGTCCCCTTCGTGATCATTTACTCCAGTCCTTGTACAGCCGGCAGACGTTCTGAACCGGGCAGAAATCACAGTGAACCGGGTTCGGAATTACAGGCGTTCCCTTCAGGTGAATGCATCCGTGTGGGTGGTGGCTTTGTTCAAGGTCTTCAGGAACAGGTAGCACGTGGTCCTTCAGGAAGATCCGCCGGAATCCCTCATGCGTCAACGGTGGCAGGTACAGCACCGCCAGCGCCGCCAGGTCTGCCGCCGCCTTCTGCGCCGCCTGCACACGTTCCTCGCCGGCCTTCTTCAGGGTTTCGAATTCTTCTTCAGTCAGCAGGTACTGCATCGGGTCCACCTTCCGCCGGTTCTTCTTCCTGCAGGTCCGGCTGCTTCGCCGTCAGGGTGCAGTCCCCGCCGTTCGCCACTTCCAGCAGGACGTCCGCATGGCACGGCCGATCCAGCCGGCACCAGCAGGCCAGGTTCCTGCCCCGCAGTTCCGGCAGCAGCCGTTTCAGTTCCCAGCCCCGCGTTCCTTCCTGCTGCGGCTCGGCCAGGATCTGGTCCACCATCGCCCGGTAGCTGGCCACGGCTTCTTCCACCGTGGGCACCGCCACGTAGTTGTACGCCCCGATGGACGTTCCCGGCTGCATCTTCGTGGTGACCGTGAACGGGTTGCCGAACACCGTGGGCCTGGCTACCACCACCGTGTTCGGTGGCAGCGTCCAGCCCTTCCGCCGCGATAGCTGCACCCGCTTCGGCTTCTCGGTGTGCCAGCCGTCTGGACACCTGGTCAGCCTGGCCCCGTTCACGATGCTGGGCACCAGGCCGCGTTCGTCCTTCGTGCTGCTTCCGCAGCGTGGGCAGGTCACCGCCGCCCCCGCTGCACCTTGATACGACGGCCGCAGTAGCCACAGAACCGCTGGCCGTTGTCTTCCGGGCCGCCGACGTTGAACTGATAGGCATTCCGGCAGCTGGTCTTCCAGGCTTCATCGTCCAGCCGCCACGTGCAGGTGGCCCGCTCGATGGCGTCCGCGCACTGCCGATACACCCGCGCCGCCTTCCGGTGTGCGTGAGCGTTCGCGCCGTCGTGATCAAGGGTTGCCGCGTTCTCCAGCCTGATTTCCCACGCTTGCATCCGCCGCCACTCGGCCACGGTCGCCGGGATCGAACGCTTCGGTTTCTGATCCGCCACCGTCGTCACGGCCGCCGCCACCACTCCGCGTTCGTCGCCACGATGTTGATGGCCTTCACGGCTTCTTCCGGGGCCAGCCGCAGCCGCCGCACCTGTTCGTCCACCAGTTCCACCAGCAGCGTCCGCTGGGTTCCAGCTTCGGGGTTCGCGATCACTACCGCCAGCCTGGGGCTGTCCGGTGCTCGGCCCAGCTGTTTGGCCACTTCGGCCGCCACGTCCCGCTTGTAGTCCTGGATCATTTCGGTCAGCAGTCCAGCCGCCGTGTCCGCGTCGTTCATCAGCACGGCCGTGGCCCTTGCTACTACCCCCGAATCGTCCACCTGCAGAACTACCGATCCGGTGCCGTCCACCACTACCGCTGATGCCTCGATGGCACGATACGGGCCGCTTCTTCCCTGCTGCCGCAGGTCTTCCAGGGCCATCTTGATCCGTGCGATCACGTGAATCGGGTTCGCCAACATCCACCACCGCCTTTCACTTCATCGCCGCGTTGAACACCAGGGACAGCACAACGGACAGGGCCAGTTCCGAAGTTCGGACTTCTCAGCCCGCGCGTACTGGTCCCCGCTGACGGTTGCCACTTCGCCTGGCCCGTCCGGCATGGGCTGCCACCACTTCACCCCGGTCAGTTCGCGCCCGGCCACGTAGAACGCCGGTTGCTTGGTGTACCTGGTGCCGTAGTAGGC